CTCCCGCTTTACCAACGCGCCTTCTTCACCGGTCGGTTGTTGCTGGTACTGGGCGTTCCATTTTGCCGGCGGCAATTCTTCCTTCAGCGCTTCCAGTAAGTCCAGCGGCCAAAACTCAGGCCACAGGGAATTCCCACTGGGCATGATCGCCGGCAGTTCAACAACGTCCCACTCGTCAGGGCGTCCTCTTTCCATCGAGTCATGGATCACCCGGCCAATCAAATCCCGTTCAGACCATCTCGTCGCAATAATGATGATCGCGCCATTTGGCTGGAGTCGCTGCCTCGGGCCAGACGTGTACCACTCGTAGGATTTGTCGTAAATACTGGGATCATGTGCAGCGAGGGCCGCTTCTTGTTCAGTATGAGGGTCGTCAATAATTACCAGATCCGCGCCTCGGCCGGTCATCGTTCCGCCCACACCGATCGCAAAGTATTCGCCGTTCTTATTAGTAGACCACCGGCCTGCAGCTTTACTGTCTTGCCGGAGTGTCACATCCGGGAAAACTTCAGCGTACTGATCCGACATCACCAAGTTACGGACTTTCCGTCCAAAGCCCACAGCCAGCTCACCGGTGTTCGACGCCTGCATTACCTTCTTACCCGGGAACTTTCCCAAGAACCAACTCGGAAACAAGAACGACCCAAACTCGCTCTTAGTATGCCGAGGCGGCAACGATATGGCCAACCGCTTAATCTTCCCGCTGGCCACATCCTCGAATTTTTTTGCCAGCACAGCATGATGCCGCCCGTGAATAAATCCCGGCCACATCTTTTTTACGTACGCCATGAACGAGCCCTGACAATTCTCTCGCTCCACCGAAATCTTGTAATCATTCAACTTCCGACGGATCGCCTCGAACTTGTCGTCCGGCATCGCCTTCAACTGATCGTCCGTTAAATCAATCACTCGATATTCCTGAAGTTAATGTACACAGGCCGGATCGTTCGACCCAACCCATCAATCTTTTTAATCACGCCCAATAACACCAACCTGTCCACAATCTTCTTCGTGTTCCCAATCCCCATCTTACCCCTCACATACGCAATATCCCTCAGCGTCGGGCTGTACCCGTACTTCTTCCACCACTCATCAATCACCAAAAACACTTCCTTCTGCGCCGGGCTCATGTCCATCTCCATACACTTTATCTCTGTTAGGTCACTCCGCTTCTGCCTGATGCTTCTGTGGATAACTTTTTTGCGGCTACTTATTTGTGTAAGTAGCGCCCCCCGTTTAGTATTCATTTCAGCAGTCTGCGGTAACACCAGAGTATCCATAAAAAAACCCAAATTTCGTGCTTAAAAAATAGGCACCCCTACCCCTATTTTGCCAGAAATGATGACGGGGGGTCTTCCTCGGATTGAGGGGGTGGGCTGTCGGATTCTGAAAAAAGAGGAGAGGGTTTGGGTGGAATAGTATGTATATCCTCCACTGGTACCATCTCTTCATCTTGGGGGGTCGGGGGCGGGTGGGTCGGCTCGGCGGCCGATTTCAACTCCGCCAGCAGCTCACTGGCTTGGGATTCAATCACCACCGCGTCACTGGCATGAGCGTTCGTCAATGCGCGAAGCTCGGCCATTATCTCGGCGCGCGCGTCGGTGCTGCTGGTGATTACCTTGGTTTCCTTGCGCTCAGTGAAGGCCGCAACCTCAGTGACGCCGCCCAGAATCTTGACCGCTTGCAGGCGTGTTGCGTCTTTTGCGTCGGGGTTTGTGGCCAGTTCCACCAGAGTACTGATGACCAGAGCACGGAGAGCAAGGGGGTTTTTTAGATGTTCTGCCTCCTGAGCCCGCCTAATTGCCTGAATCTCCAGTTCTACGCCAGTATGAGCCTTGATCTTTGCTGCATTGTTGCCCGCCGTACGGCTTGAGCCCTTGCTACTGTATGCCTTCCGGTAAGCATCGGCTCCGGTAGAGCCCAGCGCCACTTCACGCGCGAATGCCTTCTGTTTCGCGGTCAACTCGCGGGATGAGCCGCCCAGCAATCCGGAAATAGGCACAGTGTCGAGCCCTTCCGTGATTTGCTTACGGGTCAAACGCTTGGGGGTTTGGGTTGTGTCTCTCATGTGTGCGAGTGTAGGGGAACAGCTCAAGAGCTGCAAGCCTTCGGCAATTCCCCGCGCCGAGCATGCTGCAGCCGGTCCGAACATGGCCAGCAACTGGACCGCCGAAACGACTGGAGAGCTCACCGCATTACAGCTCCAACCACTACAGCAGCACCAGAGCCGCACGGCTTCGCCGATAGCCCGCGCCTATCGGGTTTCAATTCTTGATAAAAACAATTGTCTTGCACACCACAAAAAACCCCGCATAATAACTAACAGGCAGGAGCACGGGGCATCTGCCACACAGGAGAAAAGATTATGACACGCAAAGCCACTACACACCGATTCACAGGCACACCATTGGAGAAAGCATACGACCAGATGCGCCACCTCATGCGCAATGACTGGGAGTTTCCAGACGCATGCTTCAAAGCCGCCAGCGCCGAAGATGTTCCGTACGAAACCCTTGCCGACTTTTACGACGAGATGAACGCCAGCATTTAAACCATGGGAGCCAACACCATGAACGCATACACAAACAACGGATTCACTGACCGCGCCGAATATCTGGCCAGCTTGTGCGAAGAATACGACGCAACAACCGTTCACTTGCTGGCCGACTTGCTGGGGCCTGATGAGGACTTCGACGGACTGGTAACCAGCTTAGAGGACATGGCCGAAGGATTTTGACAGCGCCAGTGACTGCCCCACGAGCTGGGGCAATCGCGGGAATTGTCCCGATACAGGAGAAAAAACCATGATTGACACATTACGCCAAACGCTGGCCGCTTTTTATGTTGCCCTCATACTGGCCGTTGCATATTCCGCCACAGCGCCAAACGATGAGCCGGCCGAGCTGCAATGCCTGATTTTGTGCGAGGGTTGAACAATGATTCAAAGCACCGACCACACCGGCCGCACTTGCACACTAACCCACAACGGCCAGCCGGTCCGAGCCGGGGAAATACTGGAGGACTTCAGGGGAGACCAAGCCCGCGTGACTGGAGGACAAGCCCCGCACCATGCAGCCAGCACCGGAAAAATCTACACGGACGCCGGAAACTATTTCCCCAGCGTTTTCAATTGCCAATGGACACCAACAACCCAAGGAGCCTAAACCATGAAACCCGAACACTTCGCCGACTTCGCCAATTCAATTCTCAGCGCCGGACTAATGCGCCACAATGCCCACGGAGAGCCAGCCGAGCCCGCCGCCGTGACTGCAGCGCATGCACTGGCCGCCAAGGTTGACCGACTGGGCCAACTAGCCGCCGACGCCGCCGCAATCGAGCTGGAGGCCGCCCGCATACGCGCCGAGCTGGAAGCCGCCGGACTGCGTGAAATACTGGGCCGGAATTACCGCGCCAACTTCGCACAATGCAAGGGCGCGCAGCGCATCGACTGGAAAGCCATTGCAGCCAAATTCAAACCCAGCCGCCAGCTAATCGCCGCGCACACCAGCACGGGCAAAGAATCCACCCGCATGACCATAACCGCACACCCCACACACTAAGGAGCCCACGCCATGAACATGACCGACATTCACACAATCGAAACCGACGACGAAGCAACGGCCGAAGACTACTACCAAGCCATGCAGCGCGCGATTAACTCGGGCACCGCTTGGAGTTTTCAGGGTAGTTATGGCCGCGCCATGATGGACGCAATAACCGGCGGGTTTTGCATGCTGGGCACCGCGCCCGCCCGCGACTACTACGGAAACCGCATACCCAGCCGCACCGAAGTGCAAGAAGGCACAAAGGGGAGTTACTCATACGTGAGCCGCGCCAATGGTGAAGAATGGGCCGACATGATGGCCGACGCATAAGGGGCAGAAAATGAAATACCAACTTGTAAAACAAAGCAGCAACCGCAAAACCGGCCCCATGCCGGTGACCTACAGCCAGCGCGAGACTTGCCCGCCGTCGTGCCCGCATTATCTGGACGACTGCTACGCTGAAGGGTTTCACACGCGCATGACATGGGACAAAATACCGCAGCGCGGGCAGGAGCTGGCCGCCTTGCTTCGGTTTATCGAATCAATGCCCGACGGGCAAATCTGGAGGCACAATGTAGCTGGTGACTTGAACGGCCGAGGGGAAGAGCTGGACGCCTTCGAGCTGGGGCAAATTGTCAGAGCCAACACCGGCCGCCGAGGTTTCACGTATACCCACAAAAAGAGCCGCGCCGCCATCAAATGGGCCCGCCATGCCACAAACTGGGGTTTTACCATTAACCTAAGCGCCGACGATGCAGGGGAAGCCGACGAGCTGGCCGCGCATGGTTTGCCAGTGGTTTGCATTGTCCCAGCCGATACCCCCAAAAACACGACCACACCGGCCGGCCGCCAAATTTTGGTTTGTCCCGCCCAGACTGTGGACTATATGACTTGCGCATTGTGCGGACTGTGCCAGAAGGCCGACCGCCGCCAGATTATCGGATTCAGAGCCCACGGCACCAAGGCCCGCGAGACCGACCGCAAGGCCCGCCGCGTTATCCCAATTTATCAGGAGGCCGCACAATGAAAGGCTTGGATTATCACTTCGGCTGTATGCTGGCCGATTATCTGGACGAGCCAGAAGAGCCGGAGACAGAGCCGGAGCTGTGCCCGTTTTGCGGCGCCGAATGCACCGACAACGACGACTGCACAAACCCCGATTGCCCCGAGCAATGACAATCGCACGTTAAGCCTTGCGCGCAGGGCTTAGCGGGAAATTGTCCCGATAACTGGAGAAACCATGCACGACGACCAGAAACCCACTTACAGCAGCACACCGGCCGAGATAATCGACTACTACGATTCGCACCTCAATTTAACCCTTCGGGAATTGTCCAACATGACCGGCCGATCAGTGGCTTATCTCAAGGGTTTATTGCTGCACCCCGACAAGGTGCCCGCATGAAGTACCCAGAAGCCGCCTATATTAACGCCGGCCACGCCTACGAACGCGCCAAGACGCCGCAGGCAACCCAAGCCCGCGCCGAGACAATCCGCGCCATGCTGGAAGCCGAGAAAATCGACGACCGCGCCGACGCCCGCCGACTTGTGGACACCGGCCGAGCCGAAGCCCGCAAACCTTGACCGCCGGACCGCCCGCCGACCAGCGGGCACCGGCAGCCGCCCGCCCGCCGATCAGGCTGCGAGGTTGATCCTTAATTTTTTTCAGGCTGCGAGGCTGATCCAAATGAAAACTTTTCCCGAATCCGACAACCCGTTGACGCTGGCGCTGATCCAGTCCACACGGGTGACCACACACACCGACATGGTTCAGGCTGCGAGGCTGATCCGTGCTTTGGAATCTAAATTAACAGGCTGCGAGGTTGATCGGTGCCGATTGGCTGCAGAAGTATTGATCGAAAGGAAATTAGCATGATGACCTCATGGGAAAAATTCGAGCGAGCCGTGTTCCTGCTATGCCTAATCGTGGCCGCCTGCGACATCCTGTGGTGGAGGCCATGACTTTGGACTATCATGAGGACATGAAAACCCAAACTCTGTTCTCAATCCACCTGTTTGAAGACGATAACGGGCTCGTCAAGGTCGTATGCGAGGCCGCTGGTGAAGGCGTCAACGCATACGAAATTGGCATCGAGGTTATGGCCAACCTCAAAGCTGCTGCACACAACTGGCCGGAGCGGCTGGCCGTGCAGCCCTTGACCTTTTCATCTCACTGGCAGTGACTTGGCAAGGGCTTGGCTTGACCTGAACAGGCCGACCTCGCACGCAAAATCATTGAAGTCTTGACCCTCGGTGGGTGGCATGAAATATGGCCACCCTATTTTTTTGGCCGTGTTCAATCCGGTCTGGCTTGCATCGTTGTCGGCCACCACGTATCCACCTTGCAGAGTGGCCGCGATCTTTTCCATGTTGCCTGCGGAGAAGCAGACGTGCAATGTGTAGCGCCGCTTGAGTGCCTTCATTGCCGCTCTGATGGACAGGCTGGTGGCGTACCCTTCACAGAGGATGTGCGGGCCTTTGTTATCCCAGATGAACTCAGCATTGCTGGTGCGCTGGCCGAACAAAAACTTCTTCTTGCCCTCGGGATCAATGACTTGCACCCCAACCAGATGCGGGCCGACACGCATGGGAATCAGGAGCAGCAGCACATCGTCCTTCACATAGATGTTGCCTTGCTCGTCGGGGAATCCTTTGGCGGCGAGGTAGGGGTGATGTGCGAACTGGCTTTCCTTCAGCATCCATGCCGCAGTCCGTGCCGCCTCGGCTTGCTTGCGTTTGATGTCGTCGTCTGCCTGCTGGGCAATGCGCCTGATCTTGGCGTAGTCGATCTGCGAAGTGACCTCGCACTTCCAGACTGCGATCTCCGTCATGGTCGCATGGTTCTGGATGAACGCATGATCGCCCATGAATTTGACGGAGCCGTTCTTGTGCGATGGCTTGTCCTCTGTGGCGTAGCGTTTCCACTTTCCAATCATTGGCTCGCGGTCAATCATGATGCCGTGAAGCCTTGCAAATGTGATGAAGTCCATGATTATTTCTTCGTCTTGAGGAACCGAATCAGCGCCGCCTTGACCGCCTTGTCAAACTCTTTCGAGGGGAGGATAGGCGTGTCAGCAAGTCCTCTTGGCCAGACACCGAACTTGTCTTTGTAGGTGTGGGCTGCGCGTCCTGTGCTCCAGCCTCGGTACTTGACCATGTAGTAGCACATACTCCACCACTCTTGCTTGACGTCCCGACTTGTGCTGGGGGCCAGCTCCTCCATTTCTCCAGAGACTTCGACCACCTTGTTCTTGCGCTCCCGCACATGGCCGCAGCTCAAACAAGTGTCAGAGTTGCTGGGCCAGAGATGGCCGCACATCGGGCACTTGGCCGCTTCCTTTTCCTTGTCCGTCTTCTCTTTCTTGGGCTTCTCTCGCGTGTCATCCAGCTCGTGGACACCGTTGTTGTAGACCTCTTCCCAGTCCTCTTGGAACCGCAAGTAATTGCCGGAATGACACAGCCAGACGCCATACTCTTTGTCGGG